GATCTTTCGCATACCTTCCGGAAAGGAAAGTACAATATCTACAGCATCACAAGTTTGGTTTAGTGTAACACTTTGCCACTTCCAAGTATTAAGATAGCTACCAGTTATATTAGTAGCATTATTTGTTAGTTCTAAGTTTACGGCCTGTTGTTCAACATCTCGACCATATAAATTGTTAAACTGATCGGCTTCTCCGCCTGCGTCATATTCACGCGGAAATCCTTTTAATGTAACCGGTCTTGGCACGGATGCAGGCTCGTTATAGTAAAAGTCACTAATAGGCTTTGAACCAATACAAATAGTGCTATCGTCAACTTGAAGTGGGCCAAAACCCCAAATAATAGCAGTATTTAAAACATTCGTTTCAGTTAAGGATTCTACATAAGGAACAGAACCAAGCATACCTGTAAAACGAATTTTACCTAAGACTACGGGGATTGCTCCATATTGATTTGCTTGATTTGCTGCACCTGTGAACAAATTCATTCCAGCGGCAGTGCCTGGATCGCTTGTTTTTGGCGGACGAATGGGCGCAATAACATTTTGCAGAACCATGCTGGCCATTTGAATGGCTACTGTTCCAGCTACAGCTGCTGCAGTGCCTGTAAGAGCACCACCACTAATAAATGATCCTACTTCTGCAGGCATTCCCGTAGTAGCAGTTATTGCAACTGCTGCAAGCGTTATTAGCAATCGTTTTGTTGACGTGCCTTCAGCAACACTTCTATAAGCTAATTGCTGACCGCTTTTAACAACTGTGGTTTCCCACTGTGATTTAGGCACAACTATGCCATCAATCATTATGACTATTTTACTAACTAATTCGTTACTTACTGTGTACTTGGATTTTACAAAATTTACAAAATCTTGAACAGTAGTGCCTTCAGCAGTCCAATCTCGGTATACACTAAGTTTTAATGGATGTGGCGCTCCAACAGCTTCTATAAAAGACTGTGGGACATAGCTGTAAAATCCTAAAAAGCGGTTTTTCCACTTGATGTTGCTTAGTGATTCAATTACACTATCACTGCCACGGCGGCAGTGTAAAAATTTATTGTCGCCAAGGTACACACCCACGTGCATTGGCTCACCAAGTATATTGAACAGACACAAGTCTCCAATATTTGGTGTTGTAGTATCTTCCCAATTATTTTTATAAAGATCAATAACTTCTGTGATATGCGGATCTGTGCCACCAATGTAATCTTGACTATAACTAGGTAGATCTATATCGAACTCGTCTTTATAAAATAGACGAGCTAATCCCCAGCAATCTACTCCAGCTTGAGTTCTGCCATTGTCTAAATACGGTAGTCCAATATATTTATCATAATTCATTAGAATAGTCCTGGAAAATAATTGGGGGTAAAGTTAAAACTGGGAAATGGTTCTTTGTTATAACTAACCATACCTAGATTAAAATTAACGCTTTCTGCATTATAAGTTGCAGAAGTAATATAAAATTCTGAGAAACTTGCTTCTACAGTGTCGAGGCTGCTAGTTATAACAAGTTCAATTAATACTTTAGTTCGTATTGTTAAGTGACTTCTGATAATGGTTATCATTTCAGGAGTTACAAAATTTAATGTAATTGAACAATCTCCTAGTCCACTATCTTGCTCGTTGGGAAGATTTAGGGTCATTGGAATAAATATAAAATCTTTAGTACGACTAGTAACCCCATATATAACTTCTGAATCAGTAGTTATAATGGAGTTATCAGCTGTAGTAGAAGTAATACGTTTTGTATAATTATCGGACAATCTAATTGGCACAGTCGCTGCTGCTGGATCTGTTGATCCGTTTGGGTCATAGATTGTTAAAAGCATTATTAGTTGTTCATCTGTTTCAGATGAAAACATTGCTTTAATGGCTGCTGGTGATATTCTACTTAATCTGCTCATTATGGTAATATCTCAAACTTTAAAGAAGTATTCCAATAGCCTGGGGCTAAATATTGTAATTTAAAGAACTCACCGTCACCACTAGGAATAATCCTGGCTTCAACTGTAGCTGCAGTTCGGGGATGTAAAAAACTAAATCGCTTAACCCCTAATAGTGTATCTTTAATAAAAGTTTCTAATGTGGTAGTTTGTGCGGTTGTTAAAATAAAGGAAAGATCCATAGTATTAGGTACAGTTCCCCTACGACGCATTTTAGCAGGACCAGAGTCCGTGGGCGAACGTATAATGTTCAACCCAACTGACTCTGTGAACCCTTTTTGCGGTACCTGAGGAAAGCTGTTAGCAGTAGGCCAACTTGGTATTGCCATAATTATCTCCTTGCTAGTGCAGGTCTATTATTAAAATTACCTGCTAGCGATTGTTGAACTGAGCTTCCTGGTCTTGCTACTTCACTTGCGACCATGTCACCAATTACTACCTCAATTCGGCGATTACCACGATTATCCGTAGTTTCTTTAGTAGTAGCACGCTCGTTTCCAAAGTTGTTAACAACTACATCAACGTTTCCGCCACCACCGCCGCCTGCGCGAACTCCAAGATTACCACTACTGTCGCGCTTTAGGGGCATAATAGCTTCGGGACCTGCTTCGCCCATTAAACCTGTACCTTGTGCAAATTTGAATAAGGTTGGAGAACTTACTATTGAATTAGTAAACATTCCGCCTTTGGCAAAGGTTTTTAGTCCTACATCAAAGGCACCACCTTTGGCAAAACTAGGTCCTGTAGTAGTTACGGAACCTCCAGCTAAATCTTGTGCTCTAAAAGCATTAGCGGTAATTTTACCTACTCCGCTGCCAAATATAGAGCCGAAGAAATCCATTAATCCTGGTTTTGCTGCTGCATACATTGCTATTGATTGTTGCTGCAATTCGTAACGAATTAAGCCTTCAATCATACTATCAACTAAGCCTTTGAAATTAAGTTTACCTGTTTTAGTAAACTCAATAATAGCATCCGTCATACCTTTAAATGTGTCTTCAAATACTTGGCCGTAAGCTTTTTGACGTTCGCTATATTGCGCGTCTTGATCTGCTGCAGCCCTTTTAGCTGAAGCTACTTGATAGATGCTGTTTATTTCGACATCTTTTTTAGTAGTTATAGCAGCTAACTCTGCTTGCGCATCTGCGGCTGCCTGACTTCCTGGCAATGCATTAGCTAATTTTTCTGTTAGTCGGTTTTTATCTTGTAAATATTTTAAATCAATAGAAGCTATTTTTTGTATAGTTTCAGCTTGTAAAGAATTTAATTCTATTTGATACTTTTGATCAGCTATTTGTTGTTCAGTTAACGTAAGATCTTTAGTTCTAAACTCTAACTGTAGTTTATCTAGTTCTAAAATAGTATTTGATCTAAGAGTAGCTGTCTCTTGTTCTATACCTAATATGGCTAAACGTTTTGCTTCTTCGTCTGCTAGTTGTTTATTAATTGCTAGCCGTGTATTAACAGAATTTTGTTCAAGCTTATTTGTATAAATAGCATCAGCTAATAATTTCTTGTTATTAATTAATAACTTGCTAGACTCTTCTAATTTATTAGTATCCAAGCCTTCGCGCTTTGCTGCTGCAATTGATAATTCGTACTTTTCTTCTTCATTTTTAATCTCAAGCATTGCTGAATCTTTATCTAATTTTGCTGCTGCATCTTGTAAAGATTTTTGCTGTGATAATTGAGCTTGAGTTAAGAAACCGTTCTGAGTAGAAATTAAATTTAATGCCTGAGTTTTAGCTTCTAAGTCAGATTTTGATACTAATAATAAAGATGCAGAAATCATTTTTTCTTCATCTTTTAGTTTTAATCTGTACTGTTCTTTAGCTAATTTGTCTTTAGTATCTAGTTTTGATAAGTCAACTTGTGTTTCTAAAAGTATTTTTGCTCCATCAACCATGGATTTAAGATTAGTGTTATAAGCAGGAGCTTTATCTCCAAACTTCTCCATAGCTATAACAGCATCACGAATAAATCGTTGTGCATTTTTAGTTGCAGGATTATTTTGTAACTCTGCGAACTTTTTAGCCATATTACTAAACTCTTCAGCGCGTAATCTCTCTGGAGTACCTGCTCCAGCGTCGGGCACGCCTAACGCTATATCTCGAGCGTCTCGCGTATCACCAGTTCTTGCTACTTCTAAAGCAGCAGTGTTAGATATAAGTGCAGTAGTTTGTAAGTATTGTGCACGCAACATACTTTGTTGTACACGCAATAATTGACGTTGTAAACCGCTTTCTTGTATACTTAAACCATACTCCAAAGAAGCTGATCCAGGTAATCCGCTCATAGTAGCTAAAATACCCTTTTTCAGATCTATAGTAGACTGTTCGAAGCCACGTTTAATTCCTTGAAGAATTAAATCTGATCCAGTTTTAAATGCTTCTATAGTTAATTTTGCAAAGACTGGGTTCTCCATTGCCTTTGTAATTTTTTCTCTGTTTTCAGTATCTTTTTGGTTTAGTTTTGCTATTTCAACTAATTTTTCAGCGAATTTTTCTCCTGTGTTTTTAACAAGTAGCGCTGTGTCGGGATCTTCAAAATCTTTACCTTGACTAGCAACGGCTTTGTCGTAAGCCAGTTGTATAGAATCAAGTTCTTGGCGACTTTTGATAAGTTGTTGTGTTACTTCGCCCTGAGACTGAGCAAGACTATTAATTTCATTTTTTACAGACTGTAACTGTGCTACAGTAGTAGGGTCAAAAATACCTAAAGTAGTAGATTCTTCTAATAGCTTTTTCATACTAGATAATCCAGCTATGGGATCTACTAGTGCTCCAGACATTTTTACAGATAAGTTTAGCATATCATCACCAAGCTTAGCTATTGGTGATTTATCTCCGGAAGAAAAAGCAAAAGCTCTATAAGAATTTTGTAACGCTTTTAAACTTTCATTAAATTCAGTACTTCTACTAGCTGTGTTAGCAGCTTCTGTACCTAGTTTTTTAAATTCGCCTTCTATTCCCTTTATAGTATTTATTGCAGCTGGGCCGTCCTTTTTAAGAGCTTTAATCCAAGCTAATTGTCCGCCATCTTCAGTGCCAAGAGCTGTATTGACTTTTGCAGTCATAGCTAAACGATCAGCTTCGCTGGTTATAGAAGAAATTTGTTTAGCGATATTACCTGCTGCACTTTCTGCAAATTTTGTTTCTTTGTCTCCACCCCAGAGTTTTGAAAGCCAGTTAGTAGCTTTGTCCCATCCGCCAGTAGCTTTATCAAGCTCAGCATAGGTATCTCTAAGAGCGGATAAAGAATCAGCTAATCCCATTATGGCGTTAGCCCTGGCTGTTAAAGATTCTGCATTAAACAGGCTAGTAGGATCTTTTTTGGCCAGTGCGGACATAGTATCATTATATGTCTTTATTGCGTCGTTACTTGCATCTACCGCACTAGTAAACTTAGCATATTGTTCCGCATTTTTTGTTAGTATACTATCTAAGATTTTAAAAGCAGCAATTGCTGCTGTTGCAATAAAAAAGTAAGTTTGAAATGCTCCAATTAAACCAGTCAAAGCAGTAGTAGCAATAGAAATACCGCTAGACAGTGTTGTAAAACTTTTACGAATTGGGCCCATATCGGATTCTTTAACCGATTTTCGCATTTCTTTCCAAGCACCAGTAATACCCATGATTTGAGTATTTTCTGCTGCAACACTAGTAATTCCTTTTGATGTAGCTATATCTGCGGTACGTTTTGCTGCGGCTTGTGCTCTTCCAAGCGCAGTAAACTTAGAAGCTTGACCATCTAGCATTTTATTAGTGTTTTCGACTTTTAATCTGTAGGCTTCCTCAGCCTTAGTACTAGATTGAATAGCTTCAACTGCACCTTTATAGCGGTCTGCTACAGTGTCTTTGCCTTGTGTACGATACTGCTCTTCTAATTTTTTAAGATAAACTAATTCTTCTTTGGTAACGTCTTCAGCATTTTTCTGCAATATCTTAAATGCTTTTGAACTCTTTGTAAAACCACTATCGCGAGCAGCGCCTAAGGCTTTTGAGGCTTCTGCAACTTTTTTCTTTTCGGATTCCGCAGCTTTATCTAATACATCTTCACGAGCAAGAGCTTGAGCTTCTGCAGCTTTACCTGCTTCTACTGCACGAAATTTAGCCATCTCACTGGCTCTGCCAGCTGCTTCATCTAAGCCTTTTCTATACTCTCCAATAGCTGGGAGAGCCTGTTTAACAATCATAGCACCTAATCCAATGATACCAGCAGTTAATGCTGCAGGACTAGTACTTAGCGCTGAAATTAGTGGGACTAAAAGCTTATTAACTTTTTCTAGTCCGTTTTGTGCTAAGTCTTTTAAACTAGCTGTAAGCTTATCATAAGGATTAGCTTCAATATTAATTGCTCCAAATTTATCAGCACCTTCTTTTAATACAGCATTAGCAAATGCTTGGCGCTTTTCAAAATCTGTTAATTGAGCTTCTGTTTTACCAACACTCTTTGCGTAGTCATCAGTTGCTTTACCAACCTTGGTAAATATGCCCAATTCGTCTAATAATTCAGGCTCTAACTTAGTAATACCGC